CAATCGGCCGACAAGGAAGGCCGCGAATTGACAGCCGAGGAACGTTCACGTTTGGACTTCCTCGAAACTGAAATTGACAGCCTGGACGAGCGCGTGAAGCGTCGGAAGGCACAGGAAGAAATGATTACCCGTCAAGCGCAAGTGGGCGTTGTGGGAACGACCGAGCAAAAAGAAATTGACCGCGTGAACCGCCGTTTTTCTTTGTCTCGTGCGATTCTTTCGGCCTACGACCAAAAGCCATTGGACGGTGCCGAAGCCGAGTGGTACCAAGAGGCGCGAAGCGAAGCCAATAAGGCTGGCATTCCAATGACTGGAAACGTGGCCATTCCAAGCAAGGCCCAAACGCGTGCGTTGGGTGATGCTGACGAACATTCCGCCACCACGGGTTCAGGAAAAGCGTTTGTTCCAACCATCGTGCAAAACGCCGTTGACGCGTTGTGGGCACCTTCAGTGGCACAACAGGTAGGCACCACGGTGATCACGGGCGCAACTGGAAACCTGATTTTCCCAAAGACGAAAACCAAGCCATCGTTGGCCGCCTCAATTGATGAAGGCGCGAACAACAGCACCTCGTCTTTGGAACTGGAAAGCGTTACACTCACGCCACGCCGCGCGTCTTACTACACGCAACTCACGCAACAATTGATGTTGCAGGGCGGCAACGTGGACGAGTACATTACGCGTCAGCTGAACAACGGTTTGAACCAGCACATTGACAAGAACTTTTTTGCAACCGTGTTGGCCGCTTCAGGCATCACCGACAATTCAACGGCAGGTGACGACACCACGTTGTCAAATTCATTGATTTACACAATGGAAAAGGACTTGTTGAGCAATTACGCCAACTTGGACGGTGCCGTGTGGGTCATGTCGCCATTGGCGTTGGAAAAGTCACGTGTGTTGGCCGCTGTTGCCAGCGTTTCGGCGTTGCACGATAACGGACGTTTTGCAGGTTACCAATACTTCAAAACGCCACACGTGGCCGACGTTGCGGACCACGCAACAACGGGCACCGTTGGACAATTGATTTTCGCCAACTTCGGACAATCCGCCGTCATGGCGTTGTTCGGTGGCCTCGACATCTTCGTGGATCGCGCGGGTGCATTGGCCGTGAGCGGTGAAATGAACATCCACATTAACCGCTGGTACGATTGCGACGTGACGAACGCCGCCGCAATCAGCGTTTGTAAGGACGTAGCATAACAACTGAACGGGGAACCTTGGCACCATCCAGGGTTCCCCATTTTTTTACCACCATGAACGTCACACGCCCCACACCGACAACAGCAACCGACATCATTACGTTGGCGGCCATGAAAGAGTTTTTGCGCGTTGATCACGACGACGAGGACGCAACGATCACGGCCATGATGGATGCCGCGGTGGTGCATTGTAGTGACGTAACCAACCGCCATTTCACGACTGATTCCGCGGGAACTTTTTACCTTCCGTATTTCCGCCCCGCCGCGTTGGCTTTTGGTCCTGTGACAAACATTCAGAGCGTGCAGTATTACGACACCGCGGGTGACCTTCAGACGTTGGACACGGCGTTGTGGTGGGTTGAAGCACGCGACAACCAGGTGTGGCGCATTTTCTTTCGTGATACACCAGACCTGGAAGATTACAACGCCACACCAGTCATCGTGAATTGTCGTGTGGGCAAGGCGGCATCGCCTAACATCAAACACGCAATCAAAATGATTGTGGCGCATTGGTATGAAACGCGGCGTGCCGTGGTGGTGGGTTCGGGCATCGGATCGTCGGAAGTTCCAATGGCAGTCAACGCGCTGTTGAATCCTGAACGCCTAGAAACCGCGTGGCAATGAACATCGGCTATATGGACCGCCGCATAACCGTGCAGGAAGACACGGGCACGGCTAACGCGTACGGTGAAGTTTCTTCGACGTGGTCCGATGTGGCCACGGTGTGGGCGGCGATGGATATAACCAACAGTAGCTCACGGATTGAATTTGAGCAGGAAGCGGCCAAATACATGGTCACGTGGCGGATTCGCAGTAGCACAATATCCAGGGCATTCACGGAATCCATGCGCGTCAAAGACGGCAGAAACGTGTATCACATCAAATCGATTGTGGAAAAGGGCCGCAATGACGAATTGCATTTGGTAACCCAAAAGGTGGTGTCGGAATGATTCACGTTGAAGGACTGGCACAATTTGAACGGCGCATTGAACGCGCCTTGCAATGGCAAAAAAATGACGCCACCGCATTGAAGAACGCGGGCAAAAGGGCATTGGACATTTTTGTGAAGCACGCCAAAAGCCAAATCAAAGACTTTCCCCGTGACATCGAGGTGATACGCAAAAGCGCAAGACGCACGGTGTACAAAGGAACGTTGCGCCGTTCGATTGGTTGGTGGGCGGTGAAACGCGGTGGCAACCATTTGTCGGCTGGTCCTCGTGCGGGGTTTCTCAATCGCCAAAAGTTTGCAGAAAAAAATGACGCGTGGTTTGCGCACATTGTGGAAGCTGGACGGGCGTTTGGTCGGAACAACAACAACCCAAACAAAGGGGTGATTGAGCGCAGTATGAAATCGACGGAACAAAGCGTTTCGGCCGAATACGTGAAGCAATTGAAAATTGCATTTCCAAAATACATGCGATGAAAGTTGGAATGGCTATATATCAGTTGATCAACAACGCATCGGCGACGGTGAAGGTTTCGGGGCGCATTTATCCCGAACAAGCCCCCGACGGGGCCGCCACGCCTTACATCGTCTACACGGTGCTGTCGAACCAGCCTTACGACGACAAAGGCAGGACACCAATTGATGAAGCAAACGTGGAAATCATCACGGTGGCGGCCACCTATGGCGCATGCATGAAAAACGCGGATGCGGTGCGTGATGCCATTGACAGAAAGAGCGCAACAGTGACCGACAATAACTTGGGCACAATTAACGTGCAATCAATCAGATACACGAACGAAACTACCGAAATTAGCGATGACCGCAAATTGTACGCGGCCATCCAGGAATACACAATACGAATCACACGATGACACCTTGGATTTTACAAAATTGGGCCGAATTGGCTTTGGCCCTAATCACCGCCGCTGGTACTATCACCGCTCTGACCGAGACGGAAAAGGACGACAAGGTGGTGGACATCTTCAAAAGAATTTTACAAGCCGTCGTCCTTGGTAAAAACAGGAAGGCGAAATAACAACGAACAATGGCACAAACAACAGGCATCCTCAACGGATCACAACTAACCGTGATGTTTGGCGACGCGGGGGGATCACCCACGTACGTAGTCGTCGATAACGTCACAGATTTGTCGGTTTCAATCAGTACCGACACACGAGATACGACCACGAAAAACAATGCAGGTTATCGCGCGTTGTTGCCTGGTCTCAAATCTTTGTCCATCAATTTTTCGGCCTACTATGCCACCGATGCGACGCAAGGTTTTGACCAGCTCATGACAGCGTACAACGCAGGCACGAAGCAAGCCGTCAAGGTTACATCATACGATTTCGACGCACCAGGTGAAAACAGTGGTGACGATCGTTTGGTGTTTGACGCATACGTGACCAGCCTGGAATTGACCGCAGGCACCGAGGACAACCCATCATTCACTTGCACGATGGAATGTGTTTCGGCTATTACTTACGAGGCCATCAGCTAATGAATATCACCCTTGACGGAAAGACGTTCCCCGTTCGTGCTAACATGCGAGCGTGGAAAAACTTCGAAGATGAAACAGGTGCCAAGGTTTCCCAAATTGACACCAACGACGTCACCAAAATGCCCATGTTGGTGTATTACTTCGTGAAGGAAGGATGCGCCAAACAAGGGATGAAATTTGACATGCCGATGGACGAATTTTTGTCGCTCATCGAAGTGTCGGATTTGGCGATGTTGGCCGAAGTAGTCGAACAAAGCATGTCGCCACAAGGGGAAAAAAAAGCGATGACGGAAACGAATTCAGTTGGGACCAAATAGAACAAACAGGTTTCGGCATGCTCGGTTTGAATGAAACCGAGTTATACGACTTCACATTTCGTCAATTTAGCAATGCGGTTGCAGGACGGTGGGAAACGTTCGAACATGAACAACGCGTTTCATGGGAACGCACCAGATGGCAAACCGCATTGTTGTTGAATGCCCACACGAAAAAGGGGCATCAAATCAAACCCAAAGACCTTGGGAATTTCCCTTGGGAAAAGGAACAGAAGAAAAAAGGAATTAACGCAGGTTGGGCACAACTAAAAGCAATCGCAAATGGGACGGTTAGGTGATTTGGTCGTAACGGTTGGCGCGGATACGCGCACGTTTAACAAGCGGATGAATGACGTGCGACGTAGCACCAAAGCGACGTTTGGCAACATTCAAAGAATGGGTGTGGGCATGTCGGCCGCCGTCACCGCACCGTTGGCCGCTATGGCGGCAAAATCGTTTGGTGTCGCCGCGGATTTTGAACAGTCGATGGCCAAGGTGGCCGCCGTCAGTGGTGCCACCGCTGGTGAGTTCAAAAAACTGGAACAAGACGCGTTGCGCCTTGGATCGGCCACGCGATTCACGGCCACGGAAGTTTCGGGATTGCAACTTGAATTTTCGAAGCTTGGATTTAGCGCGGACGAAATCACCAAGGTGACGGAATCAACGTTGGCCCTGGCACAAGCGAGCGGAAGCGATTTGGCGCAATCGGCAAACGTGGCGGGTTCGGTGTTGCGGGCGTTTGGTTTGGATGCTTCAGAGACGGGCCGCGTAACCGATGTCATGGCCGCGTCATTTAGTAGCACCGCGTTGGACATGGATACGTTCGCGGATTCCATGAAGTATGTGGCACCAGTGGCGAAAAGCGCGGGG